ATGACAGAACAACGGAAGCGCAGAGCGCGGATCGTCAAGAAAGCGATTGAGAGCATCGAGGAAAAGCTGGGAACGGAAGCAATGAAACCGACGCTGGCGGACCTGGTGCGGCTACTGCAAATCGAGAAGGAACTGGTTGCAGACGAACCGCGCGAAATCAGGGTGCGATGGATAGAACCGGCAGCGACCACGGAATCCTTGAAAAAGGCATAGAGTATATTGCGCTTCCTTCACAACGGGCTTTTCACGAGTGCCAGTCGCGGTTCAAGGGTTTCTCCGGGCCGATCGCTTCCGGCAAGAGCCAGGCGCTTTGCCAAGAAGCCATCAGGCTCACCTATTACAACGAAGGCAGGTTGGGCCTGATCGGCGCGCCGACTTATCCGATGTTACGGGATGCCACGCAGACGACATTGTTTGCAATTCTGGACAGTCAAGATCTTCCGTACGAATACAACAAGGCCGAGAACATGCTGACGATGACAGACACGGGATCGCGCATCATCTTCCGGCCGGTAGACGATTTCGAGCGGCTGCGCGGGACTAACCTGGCCTGGTTTGGACTGGACGAGCTGACTTATTCGCCAGAGGGCGCCTGGCTGCGACTGGAAGGACGGCTGCGGGACCCACAAGCGAAGACACTTCGCGGCTTCGCTGTGTGGACGCCGAAGGGCTACGACTGGGTCTATCAGAAGTTCATTGCGGACCCAGTCGCGGGATACAGCGCGATTGTCGCCAAGCCGCACGAGAACCGGTACCTGCTCGAGAAGGTTCCGGACTTCTACGAGCGGCTGAAGAACAGCTACGACGAGACTTTCTATCAACAGGAAGCGCTGGGGCAGTACCTGAGCCAGCAAGGCGGACTTGTATATTGCGCCTTCGACCGTCCGGATCATGTGAAGAGCTTGCGGGTAAACCCGAACTGCCCGCTGATGTGGGCGCTGGATTTCAACGTGGACCCAATGTCTTCGGTGGTGGCGCAGATAGAAGGCCGGACGGTGTTCGTGCTGGACGAAATCGCCCTGCGGCACGCCAGCACACGCATGAAGCTTGCGAGGAATTTGAGAAGCGGTTTCCGAGCCACAGGAGCGGGGTTGTGATCTATGGCGACGCATCGGGGAACAGTCAGCACACTACGGGCGCCTCGGATTACCAGATCGTACGGGAGTATTTCCGGGTGAGCTACGGCGCACCGGTAACTTATAAGGTGCCCAAAGCCAACCCGAGCGTGCGGGAGCGGATCATGCTGACTAACGCCAAACTGCGAACGGCGAGCGGCGAGATCCGCCTACTGGTGGATTCCAGGTGCAAGGAGTTGATCAAGGATTTCGAGCAGGTGTCGTACAAAGCGGACAGCAACGCAATCGACAAGGAAAAGGATCGCCGGAGGACCCATCTTTCGGACGCGCTGGGTTACCTGTTGTGGCAGGAATGCAGGCCACAGCCGGCGATCGGCGAACACCAGGAGCGGCTGATTTGAGGACCAGATGGTGAACATCGATCGAGAGCACCCAGAGTATGCCGCCAAGAAGGCGATGTGGAAGAAGTACCGGGATCTTTACGCCGGCGGCGAGCCGATGCGGGAGAACGCCTTCGAGTATCTGATCAGGCGGCACAAGGAACCTAACGATATCTATGCCGAGCGTTTAAGCCGCGTGTTCTACGAGAACTATATCGGTTCGATCATCGACTGGTACGCGGCGACGCTGATGCGGCGCGAGGCGGGTTTGGTGTTCGACGGCAGCGACGACACGGCGAAGAGCTTCTACAACCTCTTTGCGGAGGATTGCGACCTGAAAGGCACCTCCATAGCCGAGTTCTTCCGCCAGCGGATTGTGCAAACGCTGGTGCAGGGACGAAGTTACATCGTAGTGGATTTTCCGCGATCGTCGGTTTCAATCAGCAACCGCGCGGAAGAGGACGCCGCGGGGCGCTCGCGGGCTTATCTGGTGGATTACTCTCCCGAGGAACTCATCAACTGGAGCTACGACGACCGCGGAGGGCTGGACTGGGCGGTGATCCGGACGTCGTCGCTGCGCAAGTCACAGGTTACGGAAAGCGACTGGACTCGCGAAACCCGCTGGATCTACTACGACCGGCACAATTACCAGGTTTATCAGCAACTGAAGGACAAAGAAGTGCGGCTGGTGGATGAAGGGCTGCACGGATTGGCCAGCCAGAACCGGGTGCCTATTTTCCCGTTGCGGGTGACCGAAGGACTCTGGCTAATGAACAAGGCGGCCCTGTTGCAACTGGAGCACTTCAACAAGTCGAACGCGCTGTCCTGGGCGCTGACGATGGGTTTATTCGCCTCTCCGGTAATCTACTCGGAACGGGAATGGAACCAGATCGTGGGCGACTCCTATTTTATCCAACTGGCTCCGGGAGACCGATTCGGATGGACCGAACCGGAAGGCAAGGTTTACCAAATAGCCGCAGACAATTTGATTCAGCTCAAAGACGAGATTTACCGGGTGTGCTATCTGATTTCGCACGCAGCCGGGCCGGACTCATCGAGCCAGCACCAGTCGGGAGCGAGCAAGCAGAGGGATTTCAGCATCACGCAAGAGGTGCTGCGGGCGTACGGCGACGCGGTAAAGGAAACGATGAAGCAAGTCCTTCGGGCCATCGCGGCGGCACGCCAGGACAACATTTCAATCGACGTTTCAGGCCTGGATGAGTTCGACATCGCGGATTTCAGCAATGAGTTAGACGACGCGCGAAAGCTGCTCACTTTAGGAATCGAATCCGAGACGCTGAAGAAACAGGTATTCAAGAAACTGGCGTTCAAGTTTTTATCGGACGTGCGGCAGGAGATTAAGACTCAGATTGCGCAGGAGATCGAGGCACAGAGCTGAACTTCTATTAGAGCGCGGCTTGGGAAAAGAGGCGGTTATGGAAGACACAGACGTACAAGCGATCGTGAAACAAGCAGTTCAGGAGTTTCTCCAAGAGCAACAGGCCAAGAGCGAGCCGGCCTACAAGACCGAGTTGGTGGAGGAACGCAAACGCCGCGAACAACTGGAACGGCGGCTGAACGAAGTGGAGGAAGAAAGCAAGCGCAGCCGGCAGGCGGCAGAGCAGGCGGAAAGAGGTTCGGCCATCCGGGCGGAGCTGCAGCGGCTGGGGGTTGCGAAGGTGGACCTGGCATACCGCGCGGTGCATGACGGTGTATTCCGCGCGGAGGACGGCCGGCTGCTGGCGCGCAGCGACGAAGGCGAAGTGCCGCTCAAAGAATATCTGAGCAACTTCGTAAGCGAGAATCCGGAGTTTCTGCCGGCGAGGATACCCGGCGGATCGGGGATCACCGGAGCGCACAAGGCACCGCGGGAGAGTACCGAAAGCGTGGACATCGAGGGCATCCGGCCGGGGATGAGTTCCGAACAGATGGAAAAGGTGCGGAAGGAGATTCTGCGCGTTGCTTCGCAGAACCTGCGCGGCATCTAGGCACGACAGGCAGGAATGCCTGAATTCAAAGGACAGGCAGAGGAGCCTGCTCAACTGAGGAGAATGAATGGCGATAATTACATCAGCTAATGTGGCCAGCGCGATTGTGAAGCTGGTGGCGGCAGACGCTCTGCCCGCCTTGGTCGGGAACCTAGTCATGGGTAACCTGGTCAACCGCGATTACGAACCAGTTTTGGCGCAGGCCGGGGACACGGTGAACATTCCGATTCCCCCGGTGCTGGTAGCCAACAACATAGCCGAAGGTGGACAAGTTCAACCGCAGAACCCGAACCTGGGAAATGCGCAGATTGTACTGAACACACACGCCGAAGCGACTTTCCAGATTCCGGATGTGACCAAGGTATTGGCGGTTCCGGACTTACTGCAGGTCTACATGCAACCGGCGGTGGTGGCGATAGCCGAGAGCATTGAGACAAGCCTGCTGAACTTGTTTGCCGGGTTTACGGCGAACACACCGGTGGGGACGCCGGGGACGCCGCTGGTGGAAGCGGTGATCGATCAGGCAGAGAGCTCACTATTCACGGCGAAGGTTCCGCCATCCGAGCCGAAGTTCCTGGTGGTGGATGCCGCGACATACTCCGCATTGCGGCAGATCGAACGCTTCAGCGAATTCCAGACAGCCGGCGAGGCGGGGCTACGGGCTCTGATCGACGGCGCGGTGGGAAAGATCAAGGACTTTTTCGTGATGCGGTCGCAGTTCGTGGCGTACACCGGCAGTTCGCCCATGACGACCCACAACCTGGCTTTCACCAAGCCGGCGATTGGCCTGGTGATCCGGAGACTGCCGCAGCCGCTGTACGGCACGGGCGCGGTGGCGCACTACGCGGAGATGGGGAACTTCGGGATGCGGGTAGTGATGAGCTACCAGCCGAATACGTTGGCTCAGCAGTTCACGGTGGACGTGCTATACGGTTGTGCGGTGATCCGCAACAACTTTGGCGTTCAAGTGAATACGTAGCTGGCGCCCACGCGAGGATGGACTCAGGCCAACAACAAGAAAGGGGGGTCGGCGCGCCCGACCCCACAAGAGACGACCATGGACTTACAAGTATATTTCAAGAAGATTCGAGCGATGGAAGAGAGCCTAAAAGATCCTTCGGTGGTGTTGGTCAGCCTCGAGACGCCCGATGGAGGACGGCAGGGAGTACGCACCGAGGTTCCGCGGCGCATCGCGGCGAGGATGATCGTGGAGGGCGGCGCGCGGCTGGCGACGGCTGAGGAAGCGCGCGAGTTCCAAGAGAAGAAGGCGGAGGCGAAGCGGCAAGCCGATCAGCTGGCGGCGGCGTCGCGGATGCAGTTCACCGTCATTTCGCCCACTGAGCTACGCAAGCTCAAGGGCGTCGCACCGGCGGGCAAAGAGTAGGCGGCCGGGACGATGGCGCTATTCACGGACGGAATATCGACGATCCAGGATCTCACGGCCCAGGACTCTTCCGTCCTGGCGACAGCGCAGACGGAGAACATCGACCTTAGCCAAAAGCTAACGCTGGCACAACAAGGACTCGGAATCGAACTGACAACCCTTCTGCAGCGCAGCAACACCTACGACTGGCAGTTCTGGCTGCAACCGGAGCCACAGTTGAACAACATCGTGGTCACGCCGCCGCTGCAGCTTTGGCACGTATTCCAAACCCTGACGCTGGTATATCAGGATGCCTACTTCAATCAACTGAACGACCGCTACAAGGGCAAGCGGGACCAGTATCAGCAACTGGCGAAGTGGGCCATGGACAAGCTCATGCAGACCGGGCTTGGCATCGCGGCCGACCCGATCCCGCAGGCAGCTCCGCCGCAACTCACGTCCATTGCCGCTGGTCAACCCGCAACGACGTACTGCGCGAGCGTGTCGTGGCTGAACGCGGAGGGCGAAGAGGGGCAGGCCAGTAATCCGAGCGTCCTTACCGTGGCGGCAGGGAATGCACTGGTGGCGCAGCCGGTCAATCAACCGGCCAACGCAACGGCCTGGAATGTGTACGTAGGGCTGTCGCCTGCGGCGATGGCGCTACAGAATACGCCGGCGCTGGCATTGGATCAAGTCTGGGTCCAGGCAGGGCCAGTAACCACCCTGGGACAAGGGCCGGGGAGCGGACAGGCGCCCGACTATCTTCGCGCATTGCCGCGAGTTATTCAGAGGGGGTAGAACATGGGATGGGTAGGCAGCACGGTGACGGCGCAAGTAGTCACGCTACTGACCGCACCGCAGGGACTAAACGCCTGCGTATCGACGCTAGCTCTGGCCGAGAGCGCAACTCCACGGCCAATCGGACAGAGTCAGATCTTGGCGCAGAACGTACCGGTCGAACTGGCCGAGCGCAGCACCCACGTACAGTATCCGGCGGTTAGCGTGTACTGCGAGAAGATCGTGAACCAGCTCAAAGAAAAATTCCGGAACTTCTCCGGCAAGGCCGTCATGACGATCGAGGTGCGCGTCTCGCAAGACAGGCTGGACGGGATCGAGAATCAACTCCAACTGTATGTCGATGCCACGACGCAGGTTCTAGACCAGAACCGGGGCGACTGGGGAGAAGGTATGTACTACGCCGGGTGCTATGAAGCGGCCTTAGGGCCCGTGAAGCATGGCGGGCAAAACTTTATCCAGGTAGGAAAGGTCAGTTTCGAGGTTGGGGTGAGCGACTAAAGCTATGGCTTCGTATATTTCATCCAATGCCAACCGCTTTTACGCGGAACTGGAAAGCAGGTACGGAGAGACGCCGGAGATCACCGCGCAGAACCGCTTCCCGGCTGTAAAGCTCACGGCCAAGAATCAGTTGGAAAAGGCCGACCGGCGCGACAAGACAGGCAGCCGCACGTTCGTCGGAATACCCGCGGGGCTGCGGCGCACGACCAGTTTCGACGTGACAACTTACATGACAAGCTGGGGGGGACAGAGTTCCGGTCCATCTTATGGACCACTGTTTCAGGCCAGTATGGGCGCCTCTCCGGCGATGTACGCGGGAGGGGCAGCCGCGGCGGGTTCCAGCGGCACGTCACTGGTCTTTGCGGCGCCACATGGGCTGGTGGCGGGGCAGGGCGTGTCCTGTAACGGAGAAATCCGGTTTGTCACGGCAATTGTGAGTGCGACGGCCGTGCAGGTGAACGCCCCGTTCTCCAACGGTCCGGCCGCGGGAACCGAGATTGCGCCTAGCATTTCGTATTTTCCAGCGACCGAACTGCCGAGCGCCAGTATTTTCGATTATTGGGACCCCAGCACCGCGCTCCAGCGGATTCTCTGCGGAGCGGCCGTAAACCGGATGACCGTAACGGTGAATGGGGACTTTCACCAGTTTGAGTTCGAGGGAATGGCGCAGGACCTGATCGACAGTTCCAGTTTCGCGGCAGGAATGGGACAACTGAGCAGCTTCCCCGTGGAGCCGGTTATTGGCGCCTTCGACTACTCGATCGTGCCGGGTAACATGGGTGAGGCGTGGCTGGGCAGTACGCCCGGCCAGTTCTATACGATTACGAGCGGGACATTCCAATTAGACAACGGCCTGGATCTGCGGTCGAAAGAATTCGGGACCAACCTGCCGCGGGCTATTGCGCCGGGGCCGCGGTCCGTAACGGCAGCTTTCAGCTTGTATGAACTGGACGATGCCGCGACGCAGGGACTGTACCAGGCGGCGCGGCAGCAGTCGCCGGTAAGCGTGATGTTTCAACTCGGCCAGCAGGCCGGCCAAGTTGTGGGCGTTTACATGATGAGCGTGGTACCGGTGGTGCCTGAGTTCGACGATAGCGATAACAGGCTACAGTGGAAATTCCAAGAATCGAAGGCGCAGGGGACTACGGACAACGAGATCGTGGTGGCGTTCGGCTAGCGTTGAGGCGAATGCGAGGGCCGATTAACAATCGGCCGCAGGTTGTCAACCTGCCGCACAAGAAAGCTTGGCTCGCCGGCGGGTCTGGAGACCCGCCGCAGGCGTGGACGCCCGCCCCACATTGACAGATCCACAACGGATGGATAGTGAGAGAAGGCTGTGTTGGCTGGTGGCTAAATGGAATACTCTAGTGTTGAAACCATTGAATCCGCGGTGGCTCCCGGGGTAAGCTTCACGGTGGTTAAGATGTCATTTGGGCGCCGGGTTGAGCTGACGCGCCGCATCCGGGAATTAGCAGGGCGGAAAGAGTTCGTCGAGGCGGCCGACACTCCCGACGAAAAAATGGAAGCCGCGCTGCTGGCTTCGGAGATCGACCGTATCTATCTGCTTTGGGGCTTGAAGGAAGTCACGGGTCTGGAGTTGGACGGGTTGCCGGCGACTCCGGAGTCACTGGCGGCGAGCGGGCCTGAAGATTTGTTCCGGGAGGCTTTGGCCGCCGTCAAGCAACAGTGCGGATTGTCGGAATCCGAAAGAAAAAACTGATCGTCGCATTCCATTTTCAATTCTCCAACCAGGCCGGGTGGGAGTGCGCGACTTGCCGTAAAGCCGGCCTGGAGACGAAGCGCAGGTGCGGCTGGATGGCGCCAGCACTTGAGACGCCGGAGCGGGTGGTGTGGGCGAGAAACAATGTGGCGAGCAATATCTGTCCAAGATCGTTTATCACGGCACAAAGCATGGCATGGATCGAGGAGTATCTGGTGCGGCGTAAGCTAGGGCAGAGGGGAATCGACGGTTTGGGGACGCGCGAAGTGGAAGCTTTCCTGATTCTGGAGCACGAGCTTACGCAAGCAAACGGCAGCCCCGGCGCTGGAAACCGACACAGCGGTTCTGAGCCACGAGAGGAGAAATGCCTAACACAACGCAGCAGACACTTCTGACCGCGTTCAACCAGGCGTCGCAGAGCTCGGCGAGCGGACAATCGTCAACAACCGAGCAAGGCCTAATTGACGCTCTGGGACAAGCCACCCAAGTGGTCGACGCCTTGACGCAGGCGACGGCAACCAACACTGACGCCTTAGCACAGAACAGTCAAGGCAAAGAGTTCCAGCGGCGGTGGAGCGGCATCGGATGCGCTCAAGCACGGCGAGCCAGTTCTCGGCGGCGGGGGTAGCCTCATGCCGCTGGTATCGCTGTTTTCCAGCTTGTTTGGCGGGGGACAGTCTCAACAACCCGCGTCCCTAGTACCTTTTTCGCTCCCTCCATCTCTGAACCTGCAGTCCACCACCAACAACCAAGACGTAAGTCTGGGGCGAGAACGGTCTGCCGCGGTCCGCAGCAAGTGGCGGGGGGGCGAACGCGGGCCAGCAGATCACCGTCCAGGTGCAGGCTATGGACAGCCAGTCGTTTCTCGATCATAGCGACGATATCGCGCAGGCGGTCCGGCAGGCGATGTTGAACATGAACTCCATCAACGACGTAGTAACGAACCTTTGACGGCCATGTTTCCCTCGCTAAAGACCGGCGCCGTAATGCAATATCCGGCGAAAAGGACACTGCAGTTCAACACCGACGCGATCCGTTTTTTGGACGGCACCGAACAGCGGTTTCGAGATAACCCGTCGGTACTGCACCAGTGGACCATCCAACTCGACTTGCTGGACGAATCCGAGCTTAGCCGCGTTGGACCAGTTTTTCGTATCGAACCAGGGCAGATTCGGCAGCTTTTCCTTCACCGATCCGTGGGACGGAACGACTATCCGAACTGCAGCCTGGGCGCGGACACATTCGGTTTTCAACTGAGAGGTGAGATGCGGGGCAAGACCGACGCTGACTGTCTGCGAGAACAGGACCTAAGATGATTTACTTTCCACAACTCTCGTCCGGCGCAACCGGCCAGTTTCCCATTACAAGGCAACGCTCGGCAAGGACATTGGTGAATCAAAGCTGCCAGGGCTACCAAGTCAAGCTGGCCGATCCCGCGAGCGGCGATCACGGATTGGCACCTATCGTTCGCCGAGATGAGCGATCAGGAGTTGGCCGCTCTGGAAGCTCTTTTTCAGGCTGTCGAGGGGCGGCTGACACCGTTCACTTTCCTGGATCCAGCCGATAACCTGCTGGCGTGGAGCGAGCAGCAGAAGTCAGGCCGTGTGGCAGGCGAGCCCGCTACTGACGTTGACAGGCGGCGTACCGGATCCGATGGGAGGCACGGCCGCTTATCAGGTCAGTAATCCGACAGGCGCGACATTGACTTTACAGCAATCGATCAACGCGCCAGCGTCTTTGGACTACTGTCTCAGCTTGTACGCGCGCAGCGACCAGAGCACGCAGGATGTGGCTGGTGCGCGGCGCGGCGACGGACGCGCAACCGTTCTCCTCAGTGTGGCCCGGCTGACCTCCGCTGGTCAGCTACAAGACACGGCCGACTCCATTAGCTTCGGTATCGCGCTGGATCCCGGCGCCACGGTGGACATATTCGGAATTCAAGCGGAGGCGCAGACCGCCGCGTCGCTTTACAAACAGACGGCCGAGACGGGTGGCGTTTACCCAAACGCGCGGTTTCGGGACGACGCGCTCACGATCACGACAGTAGGCCCAAGCCGCCATTCCTGCGAGTTGGATATCGTCAATGTTGAGTATCTATGATTTGAAAGAGATGGCGGTGACGGACACACCGTTGCTGCTATTTCAGTGCGTGCTACAGAACGGGCAGGCGGAGTACTGGAGCACGCACCAAGTGACATATTCCGGCAACACCTACGCACCGCGTGTGATCAAGCACAACGTGTTCTCGGTGCAGACGTCGTCGGTCAGGGAGTGGACGCGATTCCGCGAGTGTCGCTGTCGATGGCAAACGCCGATTCCTACTTCTCGGAATTGGAACGATCGGTAGGGTGGAAGGGCGCCACGCTGACCGTGACGTTCTTGTTTTACAATCTGCTCGGAAGCCGCCGCGACATCGGATGCCGCGGTATTATTTCAGGGTATGGTTAATCCGCCCGATCAGAGCACCGAATCGTCTATTTCAACTCTCGGCCGTGAACTCATGAACATGCAGAGCGTGCTGCTGCCGCCAGTCCGGATCCAACGGCGCTGCCCGTGGCTATTTCCATCTACTTCACAGCAGAGGCAGGAAGCGGTGGATGGTGGCAGTGGCGGCCAGTATTCCCTGTTCTATGCCTGTGGTTATTCGCCCGATCAGACGGGCGGCGTGGGTGCCATGGTGGGCGGCGTCCCGTACACGTCGTGCGCCTACACGCGCCTCGATTGCGAAGCTCGCGGGATGTTCTCTGGCCCCATGCGGTTTGGTGGCATCGAGTTTGTGCCTTCTTCAATTCAGGTTCGGAGCTACGGCAGCGGCTGGCAGTACGCCGCGGTGGACGACAACGTCGCGATCTACAACGACTTTGTCCCGTTGCTATACGGCACCGCGTGGTATCGCCCCCCCATCGTATTTACGCGGAATGACGGAAACCTGACGTACATGGAAGTACTGCTGGGGATGGGCCCAATCCAGGACGTGCAGATTGTGCTTGTGAACCAGATCCAGATTCCCGTCGGGCAATCCGGCCAGAACATGACCTCGACGGGTTGGTACAACGCGATCAGCCCAGGCGTAGCCGGAACGGAGCGTTCGATCCCAATTTCACCGACGCAGCGGGTAACCCGGCCGGCGATCCCTACGGCAGCATGGCTTATCTCTCAGTCGTCGTACCGAATCAGATTAGCAACGGTCAGTCACTGCCCGCCGTGCAAGTCCTAGCGGATGGTTTGCAATTGCCGATTTATGCGGCGGACGGCACTTATCAGAACACGGCGTTCACCGCCAATCCCGCATGGATTCTACTGGATATTTTGCAGCGCAGCGGATGGGGAACGGAGAATATCGATCTCACGGCATTCGCGACGGCGGCGGCATATTGCGATCAGCAGATCCAGACGCAGGATCTAAACGGGAATAGCATTATGATCCCGCGTTTCCAGTGCAATCTCTGTCTGCAAACAAGGCGTAACGCAGCAGACACGATCCGGGGAATCCGAAACGCTGCAAGGTTGCTGTTCACATATAGCGTGGGCGGGTTGTTGCAGTTGCAAGTCGAGAACTCAATTGCACTGCAGCAACCGACGCAGCAGGCGTGGACCAACAGCACGGAGCCGCTGAATGGCGGCTGGCCGGCATATGAGTTTAGCGACGGATCGACGGGTACTGCGAATATTCTGCGCAAGGCTAACGGAGAACCGAGCGTGCAAGTATCATCGCGGAGCATCGCGGACACGCCGAACCAAGTGACTGTGGAGTTTCAAGACGCGTTCAACGGGTATCAGCAGGACAGCTTGCTCACGGTCGACGTGAACGATGCGCAACTAACGGGCCAGGTGATTACTACGGCGCTAATGGCGTTGGGGCTTCCGAACTACGATCAGGCCGCGCGCATCTCTCAGTTCACGCTCGACAAAGCAATCGCTGGGAATACGTATATCACATTTGATACCAGTGTAAAGGCGCTGGGACTGCGACCCTGGCGACATCATCGCCGTCACCTACCTCAAAGAAGGCTTCGAACGCCAGCCCTTCCGGATCACGAAGATCGCGCCGGGAACGAACTATAGGATCACTACCATTACCGCGCAGATAGAGCAGGACGAATGGTACGACGATACAAACGGCCAGATACCGGGAGGCACCGGGGCGTCCACTCAACCCAATTCCGGCGTGGGCGTGCCGCGTCCCCTGCTCGGCAACACAGTCGATTCCAGCGGCAATCCGGAATATCAGATTACCGAAAGCTCCAGCAACTCCAGCGATGGGGTGTAGACGAGGAGCTTACGGTAGGGTTTGTGGTGCCCTCAACGACTGTAACCGGTGGTCCAGGTATACCGATGGTGAGCCTGGCGCCAACGATCGCGGCAAGTGGCACGCTGGCAGGCAACCAGACACTGTATTACGCGATGAGCGCGCTGGATTCCGCGAAGAAACGAGAGCGCTCTGTCGTTCGCGATACTAGCCAGCATACCGGCGGGGTCGAACACGAACAGCGTGACCCTAACGGGATTAAGCTTCGACGCCAGCACGACAAGTTTCAACGTGTACCGAGGACCGAATCCACAGCAGTTGGGCCGGATCGCCGCCAGTCAGCCTCTGAGCAGCAGCTTTACCGACACGGGATTGGCGGCGCAAGTGTGGGCGCCAACCGATCCGAATTTCGATCATGCGAACTTCTATTGGCGGACGGAGCTACAGCCTCCATACGCCGCAACCATCGCGACCGCCAACACGGTTGGCAACAGCACCGCAGAGATGAGCGGTACCAATTATACGGGCATGATCGTCCGCATTCTCAGCGGGACGGGTGCAGAACAGGAATACACAATTGCATCGAACACGGCCACGATTCTCACGCTGACCAGCCGTGGAGCGTACAACCGGATGCTACCAGCTTGTTCGCAGTAGCGGAAGCGGCGTGGCATTTTGCCGCTACTGCCAAAACCAGCCCGGTGCAGTTCGAGATTCCGAACGAGACGGGCGTCACGCTGCACATACAGGGGAGAGGCGCAAATGTGAACAATCTGGAAGGGCCCCCGTTATTATCGACGCTGACGCGCTGGACAATCGGTGGCGGAGGCGTAGGGGATACGGCGGCTCCGCCGCAGCCGATCTTCGGGCTAGGCACATCGTCACTCCAAAGCGGCACGGTAGAACTGAGCGGGGTCTCTTTCCCGACGCTCACCAACACCACCAGCATAACGGCAGGTACGCTGACGCTGTACTACTGGAACGAACTAATAGGGAGCAGTCCATACTCGGCCGCCTCGGCGATGGCGGCAACCGACACCTTGCTGAATCTCACGCCGGCCGGGACTGCCGATGCGGGGTCGTTCGTGCAGGTCGAGGAGGAGGTCATGCAAGTGGCGGGCGTCGCAAACGGCGGGCTCCAATACCAAGTGACCCGCGGCATGCATGGCACCACCGCGACGTCCCATAGGGCACAGGTTCCTGTATACCAGTTGTTGAGCACCGTCGCGGTAGTCCCCTTTCCTTTGAGTTTCTTCGGCAGCCCACTTAGCGGCAATTGGAGCTATCCGATGCCGCTCGCTAACACAAAGGTGGCCAGCGCGGAGTTGTTTGTCACGAATACGAGAGGCAACAGCCCGACAGCCGCGATTAACCTGACACAGTCGGTGGATTATGGTTTGCGGACGCTTTCCGGCGGACAGTACTCGTTCCAGGTGCAAGGATTCCTGGCGGTGGACAGCGATCCGGCGCCGAACGTGATCGTGGAAGCGCCGCATGCGGTCGAAGATGTGTATGCGGTCGTGAAACAGGCTCCCGTTGGGGGCTCCATAATAATCACCGTGAGCCAGAATGGATCTCCCTACTGCATTCTGACAATTCCCGATGGCGGCACGGCTTCGCCCAGCGTGGACGGCTTCGGGATGCCATTGCTGGCGCAAGCGCAACTCAGCATCGCAATTACCGCAGTCGGACAGAGCAGTCCAGGCTCGGACCTCACGGTAATCCTGCGGCTGTGACCAGGCGGCCAAACGCATGACCACGCTTCAGAAGCTCACTCCCGACCAGGACTTGCAGTGCTACTTCTATCAGCCCTCGGCAGTGGCGGCCCTGAGCGCCACGAGCGCGAACGGATTCACGGTTTCGGGTTGCTGGCGCACGCAGTCCGACTGGGTGGTCGTCGAATGGAATCGCGACAACGTCTTCGAGCACCCGGTATTCCGCAACCTGCCGGACGGCGATTTGAGCGGGCTACAGCTTTCTTACCAGGAGACCCGCACCAACTGCATTGCAATCGATTCGGCGCTATATCCAACCGTGGACTGGCCCTATCTTCGCGTGTGGGCCGATTCCGGCACCGGTGAGCAGCTTTACAGGATCCCGTTGATTGGTCACGCCGCACCGGCGGCGGGAAGCTATGGAGCCGCGGCGGCGACTTTCGAACTGCAGGGTACAGCGACGGGCGCCGACTACATCGAGTTGGCGTGGGATGAAGAGCATTACACGTATCAACTGTACGGCGCCGACACGCTGGAGTCAGCCGCGGCGGCACTGGCTAACAGCATCAACACGTTCTCACAATCCATGCGGGCGTCGGCGACTGGCGCATCGATCACCCTGACGCTCGCCAACAGCGAGAGCGGCTCGAACGGCAACCGGATCGGTGTTTATGGGAACGCTTACAGTGCGCCGCCTGGAACGCCGACGGAGACTTGGCAACCGGGATGGCAACTTCTCAGCGGCGGCGTATCGCCGAGCCAGTGGCAGGTCAGGCTGGACTTCAGTTCCATCAGTGGACTGGATCATACGGGGGCCACGGTGCCGGTACCCATGAATGCGGTGCGCAAGATGCGCTGGACATGGGCCGCCGACCTGCAGCCGGGCGATTTCGCACGCAGCGAGTTTGCAGTGACAGTGTCGAACTGGACGGTTGGCGGCACAAACCGCAATTACCAAGTGGCCGGCTTCGGAAGCTGGCGCGCGGAGGACTCGGACGTTTCAATCGGCTATACAGGCCAGTGGGCGACCGCTATCGGCAATTACTCCGGCGGGTCGATCAGTTATGCAACCACGCCAGGCGCCGGTGTAACTTACTCCTACCAATCGCCGCAAAGCCATATCCTGAATTTGGGCACGCGCAGATTCCCCACCGCCGCGCAGCTAACGGTTCAAGTGGATCGGAATCCGGTACAGGTGTTGAACGTGGCGCTTCCGGGCGAAGATGTCCTGGTGCGATGGGACCTGGGAACGATGGCCGGCGGGACTCAGCACACGGTCACGATTACGCACACAGGAGCGCTTGGAGATCCTTTCTATTTCGATTTCCTGGAGATTGCGATTCCGACCGGAGCTCTTCCCGCTTTTCAGCCGGACCCGCAAACGACACTGGCTACCGACTGGGACACGCTACACTCGCAGGCCTTGGCGCCGGAGCGGACCGCGTGGCTAATCCAGGTGCTGGGATTCACCGGCAGGTCCAATCACTATGCGGGCGCGCTATGGTTCTACGAGTTGGTTGGTGCGGGCCAACAGTACGCCACCGGGACGATCGCGTTCTCCGGCACTTCGCAGTTCGGAAAGATAACGCAAGTATCTTTGGGACCGACCGAGTTTACGCACCTGAATCTTATCGGCGACACACCTTCCAGCCTGGCGCAGGCGTTCGCGCTTCTTATAAACGAAGGGGCCACCGGCGTGTGGGCGCAGGCCAACGATGGACTGCTCACGATTACCGCGCGCGCGATGGGCAGCGCCGGCAACGGACTCACGCTAGCCGTGGATGTGGGCGGCAGTACGACGCTGCAGGCACAGACGAGCGGAGCGCTGGCGGGCGGCGTGGATGGCGACTGGCTTACCGATTTGACCGCCACGCCGCGTATCAACCGCGCGGCACGCGACTGGAGCCAGAGTTTCTACACGGCCCTCAATGGCTACGGTATCGAGCCGACGGTTTCCTTCAGCACGGAACTGGGAAATGGCGATCCGTCGGCGGCCGCTGGCATCGCACAGTGTTATCCGGACGGCAGCCCATGCCGCGTGAACACGCCGGCGTTGCAGACCAATTTCTCGCCTTCGAGTCTGGCTTACTGGCAGCAGGTGTATCTTGACATGGCCACCGTCATGGCGGCTGCCGGAGTGCAACCGTATCTGCAATTCGGCGAGGTGCAGTGGTGGTACTTCTGCCCGCCAACAGACCCGGCCAATGGCAATTGGAAGCCGTCCACAAACGGGGGCATGCCTTTCTATGACGCCTACACTACCGCAACGTTTCAGTCGCAGTATGGGCGGCCCTTGCACGTGTTTACGGACCCGAGCAACGACCCCACACCATATCCGCAGGAGTCAGCTTTTCTGCCTGGACTGATCGATCGGTTCACCGCCGCAATCATGGCCTTTGTGCGGCAAACATACGCGAATGCGCAGTTCGAAGTGCTGTACCCGCCGGACACCAACGACGCTCCACTGACGAGTGTAATCAACTTACCCGCGCAGTGGTCTCCAGCGAACCTCAACGGCTTCAAGACCGAGAATTTCACCTATACGGGCGACTGCGATCTGGACAAGGCTGTCACTTCAATCGATCTGCCGATGCATCTGGGCTTTGCGCCGGCGAATAGCGCGCACCTGGTGGGCATTGGAAATTACATGGCACCGTGGGCGAAGGAGTCCCGCATTGCAAAGGGGTTGAAGATGGGGTCGGTGGTGCTGTTCGCGCTGGACCAATGCTGCCTGATCGGCTACGGGTTGCCGCTTTCGCCCTCGCCCGGGCTCGGACTGTTCATGGGCTCGTAA